TATCTCATGTCCGCCCCACACGGACACTTCCCCAAATTTGTCCGTCCACCACGGACACACACAGACACACATGTCCACTGTACGCACACAACGGACAAAATAATAGTGCAATATACACAACTATCAATGGAAATCAACCCATTAATTGTGCATATTGCACTATAAAAATCAGTTATTTTGGAACATTATGGACTCGTGTCCGTGTGTGAGAAACACATACAGGTGTATGTTTGGAACATTATGGACTTGTGTCCGTGTGTGAGAAACACATACATGGTTGGTGTTTTCGAACATGTGTTCGTCAAATGAAAATCGGTGTCAATTTTTTAGCACTTACAGAATATATACCACCATTATTAACTGTGATATTTATTTTACCCTCGTTCATAGTAAAGATAATATCTGAATTATTGGTATTGATGTGTAGATTATTTTTATTTGCGCAACCATAGAAAAAATATCTTCTGTTCTCACTTCCAATAATAGCACCATAAACAAAAGATGTTTCGTTTTCAAAAAAGGTATAGTCACTCGTAGCAGAACCAGAAATATTACCTTTAGTCACTGTAAAATTCATGTTATAAGCATCACATTTATTTCTTAATTGTTCTATGTCGTTAAACGCAACGTCTAAATGATTAGACAGTATGTTAAAATATGATTTTCCTTTAACCGTTAACTTGTTCAGGTTTCCTTTAGTGAAACTATCATTAATAACACCTGTCATTACAATGTTTGTAACAGTCCCTCCTATAAGTTGAATGCTTGTGGGATCAGCATAATCATTATTTAATGTTCCTGCCTCACCGACGAATAAATTAGTTATTGTTAAGTTATTACAGTTATCACACCACATATATGAATTTTTAACATTGTTGTTCCATATATATAAGTTGTTAAGTGTAATATTATTATTGTGGAAAATTATACCGCCAGTTGGTGTTGCTGTCAGCGATGCTTCAACTTCAATGTTATTACCAAATATTGAACCATATAAGTCTAGTCCGATACTTGAATATCCCCAGACATGTAATCCGTCAATTTTACATGCGGAAATGGAAGCTCCCCTATCGCACCTACCGGCAACTAGATTATTGTAAAAAGAGTCATAAGCTGTTAATTCAAAACCAGTACCACAATTATTAGCATTACAGTTACACAAACTATGATTTTCGCCTACATTAACTATCTCCTGATAATTTTTGGTATAAGGGATTATTTTAAATCCGCTACCTTTAAAGAGTTTAGCATAACAGTTATGCACGTAGCCGTTGATTTGTGATAAATGAAAACCGTTCTGTTTCGGTGTGGTGTTATCACCTATGAGCGTTATGCCATCAATGCAACCGTTAAATAAATAGTTATCTTCGATATCTCCGTGGGCTTCACCGCCAATGATATGTATTATTGAAGAAAGCGGTTTTTCACCTATAATATGCAAACCATTCCGGAGAAATAAATCTGTTACCATATATGTTTTAGAAGGAATTAATAAAATTACGTTATTAACGGCGCAATAGTCAATACATTTTTTAAACGCTTCAGTATCATCAGTTGTCCCGTCACCTTTAGCACCGAAAATTTCCGGTGTGGTAAAGCTTACAAATTTATTTAATAAAACTTCAAACAACCCATTGTTATACATTTCATCAAGTTTATTATTAATTTCATCCTGTACATCCAGATTTTTAAAATAATCCTGTACATAACTTTTAAGATCGTTAAAAGCGTCCTGCAAACTGTCAAAATTTTTCTGCATTGCTTTCCATTGTGCTAAAAGTGTGTTAAATTCCTGTAAAAACCAATCTTGATTTAACTCATGGAAATTAGTGTACGGCCCTAAAATTTTCATACTCATATAAAAACACCTCCTATTAATAAATCATTAAACAAAAGTTTTCTATAAAACTTTCTGCAATTACATCATACAGATTAAAAACGACTAAATCCCTTTCGCTTTGTATCATTTGCTGTGACGTAGTAACACCAATGTTTCCATGCGCTCGTCCTGTTCTTGTATGCTTTTCAGTTCTACCATCATTTACATTTTCTTTTTCTGTGTTGGTAATACTTCCGTTTTCTGTCGTATCTCCATCCGTAATCTGTTTTGCATGATCCGAAAGTCCTGCATTGAAAGCTGTATTCTGATCTGTTATGTTAACATTATTCATTATTTCATTTGTGCTAGTGCTTTTTACTGTGTTATCTCTAGCACTGGAAATTGTTTCATCGTCAGTATCTGTCCAATCTTCCATACGATCATAGTTTTCGATCGGGTTGTATTCTAATACTGTTGTATCATATAACTTTTTCCAGTTAATCTGATATTTGTTACTCCATATCGTAATACGATTTTTCATATAAGTAAAATCGGGATATAAAACCTCTAATTCTCTTGTCCTCATTAAAATCGCATCAATAGCAATCTGTTTCACAAGCCCATCAGGAACATTAAACCCGTCAAACAATGTATTATCATAGTTATATAATCCCTCAACGGTTAATAAACTCATTCATCATCACCTCCTGATGTTTCACGTGAAACATTTTTCTCATTCGGATCGTGTCTCCAATTCACACTTACATCCACGCCAAACATTTTCTTAACATCAGAGCAACTTTTCTTCCAACCATCCAACCACATTTCCATTCTGGTTGAAGTTTCTACATCGTTTCTTTCAGCTTCGGAAGATATCATTCTTTCTTTTTTGTCTGATCGTGCAGACGGAATACCAACCTCAGTACAAAACAGCTCTTCCAATCTCCGTAATGTGTCCAGAACATCACCCGCAATATAATTCTGTCGTAAGTTATTAACAAAATAATCCCACGGTTCTTCCGTCTGATCCCCTCTCTGTATTCTCAGTTTTTCGTCATAGAAAACAGCTAATTCACCCCTCATGACCTGATCCATGACTTTTTTCAGACTTTCTGCTCCCGCTTTATTCCTTGCTCTGAATACATACGCAAGCTTGCTGTTCATTACGTTCATGTCAAGAGATTCCATAGCAATAGCCATTTCATTTGCATATCTTCCGACAAGATCCATAATCCCACCATAGTCAGCGGTACACTTAAAAAGGACACACTGTTCTCCAATAACAGGTTCAATCACGCCTTTTAGCAATGGATTGCTAATCACGGCCTGTGCTGGTCTGTAAAAAACGTTATACCCTTTAAGCGTGCACCCCTGTGGGATCACCCCGAATTTGTCAGTGTTAATGATTGCAACTGTGCCCCAACAATACAAACAGTACAAAAAGTAATCTTTGTCCCAGTTGTCGGGAACATCCCATTTCATTACAGAAATAGCTTTCTGTAACAAATACCTCTGAAAATACCAGAATAACTGAGTATTTTTGCAATGGTTAGTGCTCGGGCATATGCTACTATTATACTGATTGATATAATTATACATCACAGGAGCCCCAACACCTGTATTACATCCAAACATTATCTCACTCTCCTGTCGTAAAATATTTATACCACCTCTGACCATATGCTTCTCGTTCCGGATGAATCACATATGGTCTTTCATACTCATTCTGAAATGCCATAGCCAGATACCCAGCATCTGCGGTACTCTGTGACCATTCTCTCCACGTCAAATTATATCCATGTCTAGGATACCATTGTGGCTCGATTCCCCAGTTTTTAATTCCAGTGCTTTGCTGAAATTCCGCATATATAACACTCAACTGTTTTTGACCGTCCGTCCAATCAGCATGACTTCCATACAATACATCCATGACATGAAATAAATCAGTCGGCGGTGTCCATTGCACAAGCCCGTGGCCACCGTTTTCTCCAGCACTTACTTCCTGTAATGCAGGATTGAAAGTACTTTCCTGCTGTATGTTTCCACAAAGCCCCGCAATAGCGTTTATTGTCCACCCCTGCGCTAGAAAATAATCTTTTATTACGTTAGCATTATTAATTGCTTTCTCATTGTGTCCGCATAATTCACCTGTGGGATTTCCGAAGTATTCACTCGATCCACCAATGATCCAGTTTCCTCCTGAGAAAGGCCACCTGTATACTCTCCAATAGTGTATCGTGCTTTCCCATACTGTGTAGGTATTAATACTCACCTGATCCGGCAATGGAAGTTTTTTGCTGTGTGCACCCATAGAGTGTGTATCATCATACATCATTTCTGTGTGTTGATGCCCTCCTATTGATGTATCATGTATCCATAAAATGTCGCCCTTTTGAAATTTGAAATCAGTATAATCGGCAGGTAATATTATTTCCTCAAAACCAAGATTTTTCAGTATCGTTGGCATTGATTCCGTGGTGAACGGCCATGCTGTCAAATTGACTTCAAAACCTGCATGCCCCAGCCCATAGAAGATTAAAGAGCTACAATCATAGTAAGTTATTCCATTGACTGTTTGCTCATTTCTGTAGTCCTGATTGTATCCTACGTCTGGAGCATTGCAACGGTCAACGATCCACTGCCACGCTTGTAGCATCAAACCTCCGATTCCGCCGGCTCCACCAGATCCCCACGGATTCTGACCTGAGTTAGCGCTTGTCATAAGTGCGACAAACATTGAAATATTGCTTGCAGGAAAGCTACGCATAATATACACCCCCCTCAAGAAATTGTTTGATCTGTTCTTTTTCGTTTCTGGTTGCCCCGGGTACGTTAATTGAACCATTTTCAACAACATAATACCCAGCACCTAAATCCTGCATTGTGCCGTTTTTCATGTATGGCCTACCATTGTCTGCACGATCTTCATCCGTGATCTTATAGAACGTTTCAATAACGAAAGGTATGCGTGCTATTGATAACAATGTACCATTAACACCTCTTGTATGCACATCAGGTATTGCACTCTCAACTGCGTTTGCAACTCCTGACGCACTTCCCAAAAAGTTGCCAGAAAATAAATTCCCGATGCTACTTAATAAACTACTTCCACTTTCGATGATATTCGCTCGTAAGTCGCTCACCTGTATGTTAACTCCAATCTGTGCATAACCACTATATAAAGTAACACCTCCTGCGCTCACAGACATAACACCAACTCCGCTCATACAGTCAATAGTTTCACTGACTGTTACGCTCTCAGCACTTGCAACTTTTCCTCCGTCAATATCGAACGTTCCCCACGGATCAATAGTTAACTGAATCCTGCGAAACGGCGAAGCGTTAAGAAATGTTCCACGTGAAACTTGCGGATGCTGTGAAACTGGCATGTGAAAAGACCTGCTATAAAAAGGCTTATTACCCAACTTCAACGCAGTCACATCGCAAGACCAAAAACCAAACTTAACCTCTGAAACCTGCGTACTTCCGGAGCCAACATTTTCACAAGGAAACCACATAACACTTGTCAGATATTGAAACGGATTGAACAAACATTTTAGCAAACTATCCGTGATCTGCTGACCTGAGATGTTCGCCCAGTCAAGAGTGGAAAATATCTTTGAGCAAAAATCTGCAAAGTTAGTAGGAATAAACGCATAGAAATTGGTAAGTCCATCCTCACCTACAATGCCACATACAAAATAGCCCTGATTCAGTCCATATTCAGCAACCGGAAATAAACCCTCGTTAACAACTGTCCTTTTCTTCACAGGTGTTGACAGTGTTGGGTATAAAGTATCCATGACATCGCCGTCAAAACTAGTGGAACTCCGAATAAAAAACAAGTTACTTGCCTGTATTGTATCACGATACGAGGCTAACACATCCACAACGCAATGTGCAATCCATGTATTGTTTCTATACTCCCAATCCTCAACCCAGTATGATCGATTAAATTCTACAATCTCACAGTAATTCCATGACGGGGCACTGCCTCCATTTCTTAGTATGATCTGTGGATTTTCAATAGAACACGGTTCGTTAATATTACAGGAAACGGCGGTAACATCACCACCGACAACTCCTGTAGAATTAACTCTTTTGCTCGCTGTCTTAAAATTGACTGTTACCGCCATTACATTATCCTCCTATTCCAGAACAAAAACAACACCATTTTCTGTAAGATCATTCCAATATCTGTCAGTGAAATGATAGTAAATATTCCAGTAACCACCGGCACTGTTGAAAGGCGTTGTGCTACTCCACTGTTTGATCGTAGTAAGCCCCATAGCCTCCTCATCAAACAGTACGGCAAAGATGTTGCTCATTGCCTGAGCTTCTCCCTTTGCAACACTTCCATCCGGATTCATAACTGAAGGCGTTACATTAATATCCATCGGACTGTCAAGTGTCTGCCAGAAATTAACCTTTTCATTTGTCGCAATTTTGAGATACTGGTCATGGAACGTGTTACTCAGAACCGTTGTATCTGCGGTATGAAGATCTGGGCTAAAAATCATGATGTTCTGCATACTCAGAGGAGTATGTCTTGCAATCTCTTTTCCTGTGATATTCGCATGGAATCTGGTTGTTCTCTCTGTGAAAAAGTCCATGTAAGTCATGATTTTAGCGCAAGCCCATTTATAAAAATTCGGGAAATTCTCCGCTTTTCTTACCTCATTGGCTGTTAACTGTGTTCCGTTCTCGGTATTGTACATCGTGAGCAACTTAACAACATGCTCTCCGGTATACCCATCTGTATTTTCGGTAACTCCTGACTGCCAGATATTTTTTGCTCCAATGTAGTTCGCCACACATGCCCGTGCCATGCTCTCATGAGCCTGTTCGATCATGTCCATAGTATTCTGAGTGTACATGGAAATGAACTGACCGAACTCGTCAGGATTACGAAACGCCTGATCTAACTGATCTCTGAAATAAGTCCTGTGTCTCTGGAATACCTGACCGCCGTAGAAATTGATCTGTAAAACTTTACCTTTTTTGATTTTGTACATGTCGACCGTTGTGTCATCATCAAGTGGCTGTCTCTGATCGTTTTCCCAATCATCGTCCTGCATCCCCAACTTACGCACATGGTTTCCCCACTGCTGTGTAGTTCTTCTCAGCCCCTTAAATTTAGCATTGTAAGGTCGTACAGAAAAAATCGTCCTGTCTAACACCTGAGAAATGCTGTTCATGATCCTGTCATTTCCGACAAGTAACGCTGTCTGCGCCTGTGCTACGAACGAGCTTGTGTTCGTTGCTTTCATAGTTTCAACGCCTGTGGCCTGTTTAACGATATCATTCAGCACTGTGCTGATCTGATCGAAACTTAATGTATTCGCCATTATTTTTCACCCCCTGTCAATCCCTCATAGTTTGGTGGATTGATAATGCTTGCTATAGCATCCTCTGTTGTAACCTGCTTCGGAACTGCGTTCTGCATCAGATTAACGTTGTTATTCTGTACCGCACTTGTGAGACTTTTAAGCGCGCTCAAAACATCATTCTGATCTCCAATCTGTCTGGCATGCTGTGCCTGTGTCTGCGGATATGCCTGTGCCTGTGTCTGTGGATATCCCTGCGGAAACTGCTGTGTATATCCCTGTACACCCTGCGCCTGTGTCTGCTGATAGTTCTGTGGATAGAACTGTGGCTGTGGCTGTGGCTGTGGCTGTGGCTGTGGCTGTGGCTGTGGGGCACGCTGGGTGTCTGCGCCTGACATTGTGAGGATCTCTTCTTTCGTGAATCCTGCTGTAATAAGTGTGATAAGATTATCGAGTGTCATATCTTGTAATCCCTCCTTAAATAATTTTTATGTGAAAATCCGGTGGAAATGATACCGTCATGTTCGTAAGTGACTGCATACCAGTTTCCAGAATAACATCCCAGACAGATGCATTTTGTGTTTTTCGGCATTTCTGCGATAACTGTTCCGTCTGTGTCAGGCTCTGCCCTGACCATCAGAGACCCTGTGTTCGTTGCGACAATATACACACCTCTGATATTTTTGTTGTAGTTAATTGTCATTATTTTCACTTCCTGTAATATGGTCTGTGAGTTTTGTAAGTGCCTGAGTGTTGTTGTTGAGTGCGTCTGTCATGTTTTTCATTTCTTCCTTGTGAGCATCTGTTTCTTTCTGCCACAAATAAAAAGTTGCAATCAGGCAAGCGCAAGGCACTCCAATGTTACTGATAATAGTTGATAACGAGTTAATGTCCATATTTCACCTCCATTATATATTAGCACAACATATAATATGTTTCACGTGAAACATTAAAGAATGTGAGAAATGTTTCACGTGAAACAAAACATATGTGGGCTGTGACACTCCACATATGTGACGAAAGATTAAGTGCTACAAATTCTTGAGCTGTACCTACTCATGCACATTAGATCCTTATGATCTCACGCTCCCAACGTGTTGTACGTGTGCCACGAACACTTGTCTTTCTATGACGGATTATAGCAAAGAAAAAAGGACAAGTCAATACTTGTCCTTGAAATAATTTTCAAATAGTGATTTCGATGTGATGTCTTCGAAAGTGATCTTATTTGATAGGTACATATCCCATAGATAAACATAGTCTCTGCGAAACGCTTTGATATCTTTATCAGATTGCGTGTATGTTGGTGGGTTACCCGAGTGATGACGGGTAACGTATATTGTATTTTTGTTTTTCCGCTCGTAGATTGTAATAGAATCCATCCGGCACAAAGGTATTAATTCTTTGATGTTCGTTGGTTTTATTCCTGTGTAATCGGCAGAATAAAACTCATTGCCGAGTGCCATACGATTGAAATTTGAATCCGCTCCAGACATTTTATATAGTGCTGTTTCTTTCTTGCGCTCTGATATGGGTGAATCAAATAAGTTAAAAAGTCCGATCCCTCTTTCCTGCATGATTGACACGGATTGTTTTTTGATATCCATTGCAGATACTTTTTCCATTAAGTCGTTTTCAATGAACATATTACAGGATAGATTTTCAGAGTTGGAAAAGAGTAGGAACTGAATTGGTTTTTCTCCATCTAACTCTCTGTTTCGATTCATTGTTTCGTATGCGTTTTTAAACGCATAGCCCGCATTTTCGACTTTTCTCTCTCGTTTCTCAGGGATAAACTCATCATATATTCCAATCTCCACGTCTGATGCATCAAAACCACGTAAATTCGCAAACGTGTTCAATGCGATTGCATAGCCGAGAATCGAGCCTGTATACACCAGTTTTCCGTTATCATCTGTGTATGTATTGTAAAATCCTGCGACATTTTTTCCAATCGTTTTTGGATAGATTGACCATCCCTTGTCTTTGTTAAGTTTTTTAAAAGGCGACAGCTCTGGAATTTTGATTGTGTCAATCTGCGTCTGCAAGGATCGCATATACACGAAAATTTTCTTATGTTCAATACAGTATTCGAGGCCTCCGTATGTTTTCCCCGTACCTCGTCCGCCCCAGATATAATTGAACTTTTGCCCATATCCTAAAATAGCAGGTATCGAAAGATACCCGCTATTCTCGTATAACGATAACATATTATTTCTGTGGCTCTGGCATAGGAACATTCTTTTCAGAATATCCCATACGGGCAAGCGCACGATCCGGGGAAACAAGTGCGCAAATGAGATAGTCACGACCTGATTTTGATGTTCTGTGAAGTACTTCGATGAAGAACATATCAGTAGTTTCTTCCATATCGGAAATACGGTCAACCACATCTGAAAATGACTCTCTGAAAGTTGCTGACTGCCCGGAAAATACATCTCCTGTGTTTGCGTCCTGCACTGAAATACAGGTGATTTCATTTCCGCTGTTGTCGACTGTTCTGTACTCAACCCATGAACCGACACAAATAAGACCTTTGTTTTCAACATTTTTAAGACTTACAATAGCAGGTGATTCAATGAGGTCATATTCAGTGTATACGTCCAGTGTAGAAGATGAATTGATAATAGTATACTGTTTCTTTGCCATGATTTAGTTCTCCTTTTCTTTGATAATGATTGCGTTTTTTAAAAACACTTCTGCGTCCATCCCGTATAATTTTGTTTCTTCGGATGTTCTTTCCCAGTCAATTACAATTCCAAAATTTCTTTTTTTAATCTCTTTGCTGATCTGCTCATCAGTAAGATTTCCGATCAAACCTACTTCCTGTACAAACTCACATTTATTTTCAGGATCGTAGCATATAACGTTGATCTTGTTAACTGTTAATGATCGTGTAATTTTCATATTCTCACCTCTTTGTAATATCTATTTACATGAATTATTATAACACACATGTTAATTTTTGTCAAACGTCTCTTTAAATTCTTTTAATGTTCTTGCGTCTGTCAAAATCCTACGGTACTCATCTGTTATTCCTATTGTGTAAGTTGACGGTCTGATAACTACATTTTGTGTAATTTTTAAAACATGATTTTCCACGGTGAAATCCCCATAAGGAACGTCATTGTACACGCTTTCAGTTCCTCCTGATCTTAAAAAGGTAAATCCAATTTTGAAAGCTTCAATTCCTCCATGTTCTTCCAACTCATCAGGTGCAAGCTTTTTATTAACTCCTGCGATTGTTGCGTGTAGTTTTCCATCTTTAGTTCTATAGACATATTTTTTAGAACCAATGGTTGAGAATTCAGTATAAGTATCCTCGTACTCGTATACCCCCATATAGTGTTTAATGCCATGACGATCTGTCGCGTATGCGGAATTGGATATACTTTTCCTTTTTCTCTCAGAATTGTATCTATTAAATAACTCATCAATATTATCACCTCTTACTTTTATATATTTTACTGAATCCGTATCACTGTAAACGTAACGATCTCCAACTATGTTTATACCCTCTTTCAATCGCAGACGTGCCCATGCTGTTACCCATACACCCCATTGATAAGGAAGAAAGGCAGTTCTATTATATTTTGCAAGTAATGTTTCACGTGAAACATTTTCATCAACTGTATATATATCTTCCGATGATTCTGTAAATATTAATGATTGCTTTACTGGTGACTGTACCATCATTCCGTAACCCGCGTTAAGCAATGCCTTTTGCAGATTGTAAAAAAGCTCCTGTTCCACTATGCCTTTTAATTCTGTTTTGTCTGTATAATATTTACGGAAAATTGCTTTCAACGGTTCTGGCAGTGATCCGTATCTGCTTTCGTAACACTCTGTTATTTCTAAATTTTCCCATTTGTACTCACGTTTCATTATCTCATAATCAATATCAGTGAGCGTTGTTTCAATATAGTCGGCACTTAAAACACGTCCGTTATCCAATATTTCACCGGAACCATTTCTACATTTTGAATATGAAATATAGGGTGCTCCGTAATACTTATCGATCTGTTCAATGCCTATAATTTTACACCGGAATAATAGTGCTTTTCCTCTATCCAGTTTCTTCTCTATGTCATTCTCAGTTATTGATCCGATATAAACAAAACGTGTCATAGGGAAAACACAATTCAACACAACGTCAGGATAAGATGATGATCTATCATAAGAACCGATTCCCAGAATCTTTTTACCGTCTGCATGTATCACTGTTCCTGAGTAATAACGATTAGCGTGAGTATCTCCACCCCGAAACGCCTCCACTAGCAGATCGAAAACATCTATAGTCGGAAAAATATCCTTGTGTTTTCTTGCCCATCCATACATTGCTTTTTTCATTTCACGACGTACATAACCGGTTGACGTTAAGGGGAGTGTGTATAAATTGTCATTTGACAGTATCATACGTTTATACATTGCTTCAACTAGTCCGATTGTATCGTATGTACTGTACTTTATTTCATAATCGGTTAGTTCTGTCCATGGAAAACGTTTTTTACTGTAATCAAATTTTTCACCTGATAATTTTTGGTGTTTTACTTTCATTTTTGAGGTAAACGTATTTAGTGACATATTAGTTTGCAGATATGAACACCTAAATTCAAAACGCTCTAACATTTCACATTTCAATATTTTTCGTGATTTTATGGCAAAAACTTCATCCGGTGAAAATGTATATATACCACGCAAAAACTGAAATTCATATGAAAGATTGTGTACAAAAATCATGTAATACGCGTAGTTATCGTCATTCATAAGATTATCAAGAAATAACTCAAATTCTGTCCACGTTCTTCCAATTATCGTATCAATATGTAAATCATCAAGAAAAAGAATTGAAAACTGCCAGATATACATTATTGACTGCTCGATATCTTCCAATCTAGTTGTTTCGATATCGAAAGCACACAGGCAATTTTTATAACCTTTTGCTTTTTTACTTCCTTTGTTAGACCTAGTGTCATGTAAACATGGTAAATTCTGTATTCTAGTATAATTATATGTATCAACAGTATACAGATTTTCCATGTGTTACCTCCTACGTTTACGTTTACCCACTTTCCTCTTCTGACGTTTCGCTTTTTCTTTCTTTGCTATGCCAGATTTCAATTTTTCAATGTTACGTGATCCAGTTTTCAAAAATTCCTTATATAGCTCTAACATTTTGCCCGTACTCAGCTTTTCGTTATCAGAATATAAATCAACGGCAAAATCAGAATCATATATGCGATCTGAAGCAAAATCTCTGAGTTGTTCCATAAAACTCCCAAAATTTAGTAAATCCTCATGCGTCTTTAGCTCTGTTCCGTACACATCATTGATATGTTGCATCTGCTCTTTTTCTCGTTTTTTCAATCCTGTTACTGTTGTTCGATCTGATCCTATAATAGTTGCCAGTTCGGACAACAAGTGATAGATTTCTCTATCACTTGTAATATCTTTCAACTGTTTGTAGCGCTGAATCGGTCGATCCTTTACAAGGTTGATATCTTTGTAGTCAGATTTCAGTAATCTTTCATAACGTTTACGCCAGATTGATCTTAACCGAGAATACTCTTTTCTCACGTCTTTCATGTCCCACGTTAGTTCTAACGAAAGTGGTGTATAATCGTCTTTTGACCTGAGCAATCCCTGCGGTTTACTCTTCTTCAAATAAGACTTTTTTGTTGTCAATCGAAACGCCTCCCTCTAATTTATTGTAGTATACAGGACGAAAATTTTCTTCAAACTCCACAACATAGTCCTGAACGATTGCCATTGCGACTGCACCTGTGTATGCTTGCACTAATAGGTAATCGCATTTATATTTGCACTCACTTTTTAATATATTTGGTGTATTTAATTCTTTTATATACACTTTATACCATGATTTTTTACTGTTCAGTGGTCTGCTCATTCTGGTATTCCCTCCAGTCATTAACATATTGTATTAAATAATCAAAACAAGAAACTGATCTCCAAACCTCACTGGGAATAGCACCCTCAAAACATCTCTGAAATAATTTACATTCTTCTCTATGTTTGCAATTTATACACTTCCCCAGTGAATTACACTCAAAAACAATGTCAAAAAATCCACAATTCATCCTTTGTAACCTCCTGACCATTTTGCTCCACACCATACCCCATAAGGGAAAATTAATATAGCTCCAAAACCAAACCACAAAATTGCATCCAACATTAGTACACACACCTACTTTCTATTTCTTCTTTGATCCATTTTCGTTCCCGATAACGCCACGGAAAACGCATGATCTTGTATTCCTGCAATAGCTCACGTGGAGTGAGCCATGCAAGATAATTTTTGTAGCTTTCTTCGTAATCTGTCATTTATTCATCTCCTATATTCATCATTGCAGTCGATAAAAACTCGATGCATTTTACGTAATCATATTCATATCCTAAATATGTTCCACCGTTCGAAATGCCTCTTGCAAGTATTGACGCATTATTAAAAGCTTCTTCAATAGTAGATCATTCTTTAAGACTCATATGAAATTCTGTTACTACTTTCTCCTGATACAATTCCTGTACGCTTTCTTTAACTTTCTTCATTTTTAATACCTCTCTTTCATTTGATACATATATCATACAACATTATTTAGATTTATTCAAAGACCATTTTGTTCATTGAACACATGTTCGAAAACACCAACCATGTATGTGTTTCTCACACACGGACACAAGTCCATAATGTTCCAAACATACACCTGTATGTGTTTCTCACACACGGACACGAGTCCATAATGTTCCAAAATAACTGATTTTTATAGTGCAATATGCACAATTAATGGGTTGATTTCCATTGATAGTTGTGTATATTGCACTATTATTTTGTCCGTTGTGTGCGTACAGTGGACATGTGTGTCTGTGTGTGTCCGTGGTGGACGGACAAATTTGGGGAAGTGTCCGTGTGGGGCGGACATGAGATA